AGACTAAAGCTAAGGAAAAGGCTCTACGGAGCCTTTTTCTGTTGTATAACTAGGGATATTATGGCAACCTTTATTTCACTTACCAATGAGCTTTTGCGTCGTCTGAATGAAGTGGAGATGGACTCCAATACGTTTGAATCTGCGCGCAACATTCAAGCTCTAGCAAAAGATGCCATTAACGCCTCTGTTCGCGAACTTCTTAATCAGGGTCAAGAGTGGCCTTTCTTGTTGGTGACATACCCTCAAACTACGACAATTGGAGTAGCTGAGTATAGTTTCCCCGCTAACTGTTCTAGCGTTGACTGGGACAGCTTCTACATTCGTCAACTCGTTGATCAAACTAACGTTCCACAAAAGCTAGAACAAATTCCGTATACGGAGTTTTTGCGTCATTATCGTGGTCGCGATGATAGTGGTGGCGATGCTGCTCGCGAAGCTCCGCGACGTGTGTATCTAACACAAGAAAATAAGTTTGGACTTACTCCGCCACCCGATAAAGTTTATACAATTGAATATAAGTATTGGAGCTTCCCATCAGATATGACGCTTTTTTCCGATATTTGTATTGTTCCTGATCGGTTCAAAGGTGTTATCATTGACGGTGGTATGATGTTCCTGATGATGTTCCGTAGCAATGAACAAAGTGCTAATATCCACAAAGAAAAATTTGATAATGGTATTCGTACTATGCGTCGATTGCTGATGGATGATCCCGTGTCGATGGCTTCGACAATGATTTTGAAACCCGCTGTGTCGGCAAGAGTGCTCAATGGCTGATCGTATTCAAGCATTGAAAGTTAGCTGCCTTGGTGGTCTAGACACCAACAAGGATTTGCTGACGCAGGCAGAGCGTTATCCCGGTAGCGCTTTACAACTTATCAACTATGAACCATCAACTTCTGGTGGATATCGTCGTATCAATGGATACAGTAATAGCTATGGCACTGTTCCGGGACAGGGCGATGTTTTAGGCATAAACATCTTTGAGGGCATTAACGATGGTATTTTTGCATGTCGTCGACCATCGGCGGGAACATCTTATTTTTATCGATGGAGTACTTCGGCAAGTAACTGGGTAGCAATCACTACTCCCGGCACAGTCAACATGACCAATGTCAAAAAAGTGCGCTTTGAGAATCTCGCATGGGGCACTAATAAGATGGTATTGGTAGATGGTATAAATCCTGCCGCAACATATGACGGTACAACATATACTCAGATTACCGCATCGACTGCTCCTGCCGCTCCAAAGTATCTAACGCAATTTGCAAATCATCTGTTCTTGGCAGGAGATAGCAGCACTCCATACAATCTATATTTTTCAGCACCACTTAACGAAACAAATTTTACACCCGCTGCCGGAGCAGGTGTTATCAACGTTGGTTTTCCAATTGTACAAATTAAATCGTTTCGTGATGTTCTATACATCTTTGGTAAGAATGCAATTAAAAAACTTACTGGTACAAGCATTGCAGATTTTAATATTCAAGAAGTAACAAACAATCTTGGATGTATTGTTCCAGATAGTGTTGTTGAATTTGCAGGCAATCTTGTATTTTTGAGTTACGATGGATTTCGACCAATTGCGGGTACGGCTAGAATTGGTGACGTTGAACTTGAGAACTTGTCAAAACAAATTCAGGTTACAGTAAATTCTCTCATTAATGAAATTGTAGATTCATCTTTAGATGTAGAAAAATTCAATAGCGTTGTTTATAATAAGAAAAGTCAATTTCGATTTTTCTCAACGACAGAAAGCGTGTTTGGAATCTTAGCAGGATTGCGACGTACCGATCAAGGTATTGGCATGGAGTTTTCTCAACTCTTTGATATTACAGCAACTGCTGCCGCTAGTGGACTAATTGATATCGATGAGATTATTCTTCATGGCGATTCCACAGGTAAAGTTTATAAGCAAGAAAGTGGTAGCAGTTTTGATGGGCGTTCGATCTTGAGCGTGTACCAAACGCCATACTACTATCACGAAGATCCAACGATTCGTAAAAACTTCTACAACACTACAACTTTTTTGCGAGCCGAAGGATCAGTCAACATCGCGCTTGCTGTTTCTTATGATTTCGATGACAGTCAAAGAGTTTTTAATCCACAAGACTATGCTATAACGACACAGTATGCCGCAGCATTCTACAATAGCGCGTTGTACGACAGCGCCGCTGTTTACGATGGCAATCCTTCTCCTGTTGTGAAAACAAACATTGAAGGCTCTGGTTTTGCTATCTCGTTTACATATGTCACCAATGACACTAATCTGAGTCACAACATTCAAGGCTTAGTAATGAACTTCTCATATAACGATAGGAGATAATTGTGGCCGGTTATTCACGACAATCCGCAGCAAGCATTGTTCCGACAGCAGTCGTTCGGGCGACGCCACTTAACAATGAGTTTAATACCCTTCGCGATGCATTCGTTGTTGCAACTGGACACAAGCATGACGGAACCGCCACCGAAGGCGCGTATATCCCGCTTATCTCTGATACGAATGCGTTCAACAAAGTTGTTGTAGATATCACCAACAACCGAATCGGTGTTTTTACCAACGTTGGCGGAAGCGCTGTTGAACAACTTCGATTTGTTGATGGCGCGTTTGTTCCAGTTACAGATAACGATATCGATCTTGGTAGCTCAACATTTGAATTTAAAGATCTGTATATTGATGGTGTTGCAAACATTGACAGTCTCATTGCCGATACTGCCTCTATTCTTGGTGGTACCATCAATGCTGCTGTCATTGGAAATAGCACACCTGCTGCCGGAACATTTACAAATCTAACTGTAAACGTTGCCGCAACAATTGCATCTGCTGCAATTAGTGCAGGCACAATCAACGGTGTTGTTATTGGTGGATCAAGTCCTCAAGCAATTACCGGAACCACTATCACCGCTAATAGTGGATTTATTGGTAGCCTAAGTGGTGCAGTTACTGGTAATTTGACAGGCGATGTTACTGGTAACGTTACAGGCAACGTTACAGGTAACGTTACGGGTAACATCACAGCTACCACGGGTAGTTCTTCATTCAACAATGTGACCATTAATGGCTCATTGGACATGAATGCAGGGACATCGGCAACGATTACAAACCTCAGTGCTCCTGTAAACGCAGCAGATGCGGCAACAAAGTCATACGTTGACGTATCGATTAGTAATCTGATTAATTCTGCACCGGGCCTGCTCGACACATTGAGCGAGCTTGCGGCTGCGCTTGGCAATGATCCTAATTTTGCTACCACGATTACTAATGCTCTTGCCACAAAGCTAAATCTTTCTGGCGGCACCATGACTGGTGCTATCGCGATGGGTACAAACAAGATCACTGGTCTTGGAAATCCCACAGCAAATCAGGACGCTGCAACAAAAGTTTATGTAGATACAGCAGATGCTACAAAGCTGTCATTGACTGGTGGCACCATGACTGGTGCTATCGCAATGAGCACCAACAAGATTACAGGCGTTGGTGATCCTACAAGCGCTCAAGACGCTGCTACTAAAAACTATATCGATACGATATTTGGTTCTACCGTATCGGCAGCGGCTTCTGCTGCTGCGGCTGCAACCAGTGCAAGCAATGCTGCTACTTCGGCAACCAATGCTTCCAACTCTGCCACCAATGCTGCTTTGTCCGCTACTGACGCTGCAAACTCAGCAACGGCTGCGGCAGCTAGTTATGATAGCTTTGATGATCGGTATCTTGGAAGCAAAGCCTCGCCGCCCACGCTTGATAATGATGGCAATACTCTGATTATTGGCGCACTGTATTTCGATAGTTCCGCTAACGAAATGCGCGTGTGGACGGGCACCATCTGGAAGGCAACTGGCTCTGCTGTAAACGGCACTTCTCAACGTCAACTTTATACGGCAACTGCCGGTCAAACAACTTTTGCAATTGTTTATGATGTTGGCTTTGTTGATGTTTATCGAAATGGTGTTAAGCAACGGGTTGGTATCGATTTTACTGCTACCAGTGGAATCAATATTGTATTCTCGTTTGGACTGACTGCCGGTGATGCGGTTGACATCGTTGCGTATGGCGCATTCAGCGTTGCTAACACGTATACGCAAGCACAGTCAGATGCACGCTTTTTGCAGCTTACTGGTGGAACGCTCACTGGTAATGTAACGTTTAATGGTAGTCAGACTTTTGCAGGCTCTGCCGTTACGGGCAACATTACCGGAAATGCTGCTAACGTAACCGGCACTGTAGCGGTAGGAAATGGTGGTACTGGAGCAACGTCGCTTACTGGCGTTATTAAAGGTAACGGCGCTTCTGCGTTTACAGCGGGTAACGTTAGTCTTACTACTGAAGTCACTGGCACATTGCCGGTTGGTAATGGTGGCACTGGAGCAACGACTCTAGCCGGTGCCAACATCCCAGTTACTAACGTAGCTAATACTTTCACGGGTACACAGACCTTTAGTGGTACCTCTAGCGCACTTGCAATGGTGCTTAATGATGCCGCTGAAACTGTAACAGTGTCTGCTACGGCTGCTACTGGTACAATTAATTATGACATTACTACACAGTCAGTGGTGTATTACACTTCCAATGCCTCGGCAAACTGGACAGTGAACTTTCGCGCATCTAGTGGTACTAGTTTGGACACCGCATTGGCTACTGGTCAAAGCGTTACTGCTGCATTTTTGGTGACACAGGGCGCTACTGCGTATTACAATAACTCAGTTCAAATTGATGGTACCACTTCTGGAGTGACGGTACGATGGATTGGTGGAGCACCTACAGCCGGTAATGCAAGCGGCATCGACAGCTATCGTTATCTCATCATCAAGACTGGAAGTGCAACATACACCGTGTTGGCTTCTGTCACTCAGTTTAAAGCTTAATACCTATGCCATTGCAAGCAACATCTGGAGCAGTTACATATGACGCTTATGGCGGTGGTGTAACTGCTGCCAATTACATTGAGGATGTGTTCTCGACGTGGCTCTACACCGGCACCGGCGTATCTCAGACCATCACCAATGGGATTGACCTGTCCACAAAGGGCGGTCTGGTTTGGACTAAGGCAAGAAGTTCGGCATTTTCAAACGGTCTTGTTGATACCGCTCGCGGTGTTACAAACACACTAGTTTCTAACAACACAGACCCATCAACCGTATACAACACCGTTACTGCATTCAACACCAACGGGTTTACGGTCGGGACTTCCGCTATCGCGAACGGAACAGGCACCACGACGATGGTGTCATGGACATTCCGCAAGCAGCCGAAGTTCTTTGATGTGGTGACGTATACGGGGACGGGTTCTGCGAGAACTATTGCCC